CCCCCGCATATAATGCTAGCGAAGACGTAAAAAGAATTTTAAGAATTCACATTTATGACAAACAATCTCTTCCTGAGCCGCTGGCGGTAAAATTGTTAAAAGGTACAGGAGGTGTATATAAAGTTTCAGGAAAGTATAAAGGCGCCGGCGCATTTTTTAACGAGATTGCGGGTATTACAGCAGAAAAAAACGAAGCAGAGACAAGAAAAATTGTCGGTAGAACACAAAAAGAAATGAAAGATAATCAACAAAAAAAGACTGATGACATACAAACAGCCAATGATAAACTAACACGCGCAAAAGCTAGATTTAGTAATCTTTTTACTAAGAATATTACTGTTTCAGAATCGGGGCTTGAGTATAGATTTTATACTTTTACTGATGAAAATAAAAAACCTAGATTCGAGCTTGTGAAGCAAGCCGTTGCTTCGATGGTTCCAACGATAACGGTTGGAGCCAACGGAAGCATGATAACAAGTATAAATTATACGACCCGCCAAGATGAAAATTTAAATACGATTCAAATCTTAAGAAATTCCCAAAACCCCGATGGGGTTGCGAATGGAACATCGGTCGGTAATCTTCCTTTGTCTGTCATTCCAGGCCAATTGTCTTTGACAAGTTTAGGGTGTCCTGTGATCGAATATATGCAACAATTTTTTATTGATCTAGGGACTGGTACGACGATAGACAATCTATATAATGTTATTAAAGTCGGCCACACTTTGACACCAGGTAAATACACAACTGACATCACTTTTGGATTTGCGGATGCATATGGATCAATCACCACGGCAAAGGAAATTGCTCTAGAGGCAGAAGGTCTCGTCAAGATGATCCAAGAAGAATTGCAGAAATCCCAAACCACATCGGCGCCTCCTCGCCGCCGCTAGCCCTAAAGAACCCGTTATAGCTCTACCGCCGCCTAAACATTTTCCACGTTAATTAGTAACTTGAAAAAAGTTTTAAATCATGGTATAATGTTGCTGTGGATGTTTTGTTAGATTCTTGTCTGTTAGGTTCACAAAAGAATTTATTGATATCTCCAGATGGATTTACGTGGACCGACAAAATCGATACTTCTGCATGGCATTTTAACGGCGATATAAAGAATGAATCTATGAAGTGTTGGGACACTGTCATGAGATTATCGACCATTCATTCTTCTTCTATACCAGCAATACCAGCGCAATATGTCAAGATGATGACACAAATGGCACCAGATATATCTCCACCATGGTCAATGATATTACCACAGTCAAAATATAAGAGATTTTTTAATTTTATCGTGGAGTATGTCAAGAGCAATTCGAATCTTTCAACTTCTTATTATGAAAATGTATGGGTCCCCGGAAACAAAATTCTTAACGCTTTAAAACCAGCAAAAGTCGATGGGACAAAGATCAACGATATTATTTTTGCTTCTGCCATGAATGCTCAAGTCGTTGAATCTTTTCGTCCTCGATCAGGAGGATATGCATCTCCGATAAGATACGATAGGTTTGGAACCGTCACTGGAAGACTTATCGTTGAATCTGGTCCTAACATTTTGCTATTAAAAAAAGAATATCGAAATGTTATCAAACCTTCATCACCAGGTGGAAGCATCGTGTCTCTGGACTTTTCTTCTTTAGAAGCCCGCATATTATTATATGAATCTGGGAATGATTGTCCTAATCAAGATTTGTATTCAATGCTGGCTGATAGATTTGGTGGTATGCCCCGCACCTTGGTCAAAGCAGCTGTCCTATCTGTTTTATATGGGTCATCACGTTCGATGGTCGCATTAAGCTTAGGAGTGTCAGAAACGAAAGTTGCAGAAGTTATTTCGAAGATCGAGAACTACATCGACACCAAAACATTGTTAAAAAGACTTAAGTCACAATTTAAGTCAGATGGGTATATCACAAATAAATTTGGTAGAAAGATTAAGGTTGAACGCCCACAAGACAATATCTTCATCAACTATTATGCGCAATCTACGGGAGTTGATGTTTCTTTGATGGGATTTTCATCTATGTTAGATAAATTAGGGACCGATGGTATACGTCCATTATTCGTATTACATGATGCTTTAATTCTTGACGTAAGAGAAGATAGATTAATCGATGTTGAAAAAATTCAATCCGTGAATGTATCTGGATACGTTCATGAATTTCCGCTAAAGTTAGAAAAGCTTTAATGTCGTGAACAATTATTTTTATAAGCGATATAGTTCTATCATGTCATTAGAACCAGAAGAAATTGCGTCCAATTTTGATAAGTTTCGTTCTCTTTGTGAGAAGTTAGGTGATCGATCAGAAGCAGCATTAGCTATGGTCGATAAACTTGGCGAGCAGCTTGCGTTGTGCCCTGCGTCTTCACGGAAAGAATTTCATGCCGCATATCCCGGAGGCTTAGTAGAGCATTCTCTACGAGTCCTTTCGAACGCGATGAAGTTAGTCAAGACATACGGGTGGGAAGTCTCCAAGGAATCATTAATTATCGGGTGCCTCTTCCATGATATTGGTAAGGTAGGTCTTGCAAATGATGACGGATCAGTCACCGATTATTACGTTCCTCAGGATTCAGAATGGCACCGCGAGAAACTTGGCGAGTTCTACAAACATAATAAAGACATGCAATATATGTCTACCCCACAAAGAAGTGTTAACATGTGTCAAGCATTCGGTCTTAAGTTAAAGACTGACGAGTATCTTTCAATTCTATTGAATGATGGATTCGTTCTTGATGAAAACAAGCCTTACTGTTTGAAGACAAGCCCGCTGGTTTTTGCTGTGATGACAGCTGACTATATTTCTACAATGCAAGAAAAAGTCGGCGGTCCCTGGACTCCTTAACCATACTTAATCTTCATGAATAAAGAGTTTCGAGAGTATATTAGACTTCTCATTTCTGAAATTTTAAATGAGAATCCTAGTGTTCATTCGAAACTCTTTTCCCGCGATGGGAAAGATGAGGAAGAGGATTTGGATGAGGAAGATAAACTTGGAGAGTTCAGCGGAGTAGGTGCCATTCAGGGGTTTGCATTACCTCTAGGCATGAGTCCTGATATGCCAATTTCTGGTTCAAAAAAGCGCAAGAAAAGTAAAAAGCGTAAGAATCCAAGTTGGTCATGAACTAATACGTTGAACACATATAAGGTTGAGTGGTAGGGTAACTATCACCTGCATGGAGCAGGTAGAAAGATATTCCTCCACAAATAGGAAAACGGAAAAGGAAAAAAATTATGGGTATTGATCTAGAAGCAATTAAGCGTCGTGTTGCAGAGCTTTCGGGTGTGAAAAAGACTTCTTCAGTTCAACTATGGAAGCCAAGTCTCGGTGAGCATAAGATTCGTTGCTTGCCATGGAAGAACTCTCCGGATGGACAACCTTTCGCAGAACGTTGGTTTTACTACATTGGTGATAATGCAGGCATTCTTGCACCAAACCAGTTTGGTAAGCCAGATCCAATCAACGATTTGATTCGTAAGCTATATAGCAGTGGTAAGCCTGATGATCGAACTTTGGCAAAGAAGCTAGCTCCTAAGATGCGTTGCTATGCTCCAGTCGTTGTTCGAGGAGAAGAAGACAAAGGCGTTCAAGTTTGGGCATTCGGCAAGCTTGTTTACCAACGTATGTTAGGCTTTTTCCTTGATGAGGAGGTCGGTGACATCCTTGATCCAAAGGAAGGCTTTGACTTGAAGGTATCTATCACGAAGCAACCAGGCAAGCAATTCAACGATACAACCGTAGATCCTGTTCGCAGACCTTCAAAACTTCATGATGATGCAAAACAGATGGAGACATGGCTTAACGCAATCCCGAACCTCGATGACATGTATCGTCTCAAGTCAACTCAAGAAATTGAAACAGTATTGAACAATTGGCTCAATGGTGGCTCATCTGCAGAAGCCACCCCAGAACAATCTAGAGGTCCTGTTCAGACAGATGCATTGGATGATCTAGTTGCTGAAGTGAAGGCGGAAAAACCCAATCCTAAGAAATCATTAAAAAAGGATGATGGAGAAACAAAGAAACAATCATTGGATGATGCATTTGCAGATCTTATGAATGATGAATGAACTAGGTTAATTCATAAAACGTCGGAGATCAAACAAGGTTTCCGGCGTTTATACTATCTGCTACTTTAAGGAGATAATAACAAGACATATGGCCAAGAATAAAGAAGAAAAGACATCATTAAAAAGCAATGAAGTTGACTTTGCAGCAGAGCTAATTCGTGACATCAATAAAGAATTTGGAACTAGAATTGCTTACAATCTTGCAGAAATGGATGCGCCGACCGTCGTAAAACGCTGGATCGATACGGGGTCTATTCAGCTAAATTATGCAATTAAAAATGCTCTTGGCGGAGGATATCCAGAAGGTCGAATCATTGAAATTTCTGGTCTTCCCTCATCTGGTAAATCTCACTTAGCATATCATGCCGCGGCCGTTGCACAAAGAATGGGTGGTCTTGTTGTTTATATTGATACAGAAAATGCTACACCTGTTCAAAAGTTATCCGACATGGGGATTGATGTTCGTAAGCGATTTGTTTATTGCGACTCGCACTGTACTGAAGAAGTCTTCTCCATCATTGAATCTACAATTCTGAAAGCGAAGCAGATAGTTGAAAAAAATGTTCCTATTCTTGTTATTTGGGATTCTGTCGCAGCAACATCACCAAAAGCTGAGCTTGATGGCGAATACGAACAAAATTCAATCGGTCTTCAGGCCCGCGCCATCTCAAAAGGCATGCGCAAAATTACTGGTGTAATTGGTCAAAATAATGTTACTCTGCTTTGCCTTAATCAAATTAGAGATGCCATAGGAGTACTTCACGGAGATCCGTTAACAACTCCTGGAGGTCGTGCAATTCCGTTTCATTCTTCCGTTCGTATTCGTCTCGGCTCCGGAAATCAAGTCAAAGACAAGAACGGCATGCCTATTGGCATCCACACAACGGTTACTATTAAGAAGAACAAGGTAGCTGCTCCATTCAGAAAGATGGAGTTTGATATCATCTTCGGTAAAGGAATCGTCGAAGACGAATATCTCTTTGATGAATGTAGATCGCATTGCAAAGAGAACGGTCCTGTCAAACGTAGGGGTCATGCAATCAATATTTCTGGTGAAGGTGCATGGAAGGAGCTTAGCGTTGTAGATGAAAAGACTGGTGAAGTTGTTGTAGAAAAGAAGTTCTACAAATCTGAATTTGGATCTTTGATGCGCGACGACGTTCATGGTCCTTTTATCATGGAAGTGATCGACTGCGCTTTGACGTTAACCACCGGACAAACAGAAACAGATGCTGATGATAACGTAACTGACGATGGAGGCGGGGATGAGTGAGCGCTTCACAAACCCTATTTGGGTAAAAGTATTAACTGATGATGACTCGCAAATACCGACTTATCAAACTCATGGGTCTGCGGCTTGCGATTTAAAGTCGACCGATGACGTTGTCATTCCACCTGGATCTAGGTTTGTTGTCGGTACAGGGATTAAGCTTGAAATTCCAAACGGATTTGGTGCAATGGTTTGTTCTCGTTCAGGCTTAGCGGCGAAGAATGGCATTCAAGTGCTAAATGACCCAGGGTTAATTGATACTGATTACCGTGGGGAGGTGAAGGTCATTCTTCATAATGCAGGTAAGGAAGAATTTATTGTTAAAAAAGGCGATAGGATTGCACAACTTTTATTTTTCCCTATTTTTCAAGCCATCTTTCAAAAAACTAAGGTGGTTGCAGAAACACCGCGAGGAGAAGGTGGATTTGGAAGTACAGGGGTTTAAGCTTGAATTTTGAACATCCGATTTTGATTGTCGATGCCCAAAATTTATTTTTAAGAAGTTGGGCAGCGTATCCGACGATGAATAAAAATGGAGAGCCGATGGGCGGATGCATCGGCTTTCTAAAATCTCTTCAACGTATTTGCCGTGAGATTCAACCTTCCAAGGTATATGTCGCGTGGGAAGGTGGAGGTTCTCAAAGAAGAAGAAATCTGTATTCTGAATATAAACTAGGTCGGCGACCAGAAAAGTTGAATAGATTTTACGGAGATGATATACCTGACTCTGAAGAGAATAGAAAACATCAGTTGATAACTCTTCTAAACATGCTAAAGTCAATACCTGTATGTCAAATCTATGTTTCTGATTGTGAAGGTGATGATGTAATCGCTCATCTGTGTACTGGTCCTTTTAGAAATGAATGCAAAATCATTGTTTCATCCGACAAAGACATGTATCAACTATTAGATGACAAGACAAGGATTTATAGTTTGCATAAGAAAAAAGTTGTAAATGCAGATGATATTTTTAAAGAGTATAGAATAAAAACGCATAATTTTGCGATTGCGAAAGCAATTTGTGGAGATCCTGGTGACAACGTTCCTGGTGTGAAAGGAATTGGATTCAAAAAGGTTTCTTCAAAAATACCGATTTTATCAGGAGATCAAGAACTAATTTTGCAGGAAGTATTTGACTTTTGTCAATCCAGAATTGACGAGTCTATTATTTATCGACGAATCGTAGAAAGCGCACAAGACGTAAAGAGAAATTGGAAATTGGTTCATCTTGATGGAAGTATGTTATCTGCAGACCAAGTTTCAAAGGTGCAACACATGGTCAATACATTCAATCCTCATATCAATAGGATGGGGTTAATTCGAATGTTGCTCAAAGAAGGAATTGAAGACTTCGATATAGAAGGATTCTACTACGATTTAAAATGTGTGACCTTGTCTAATAACGCAACCGGAGATTGAAATGTCTGATAATGATAATAAAACAATGACGAAGGTGTCATTCGGCACCTACGGAAAATCCTTCCAAGAAAAGATCGGTCAAGCATTATTGACAGATCAAAAATGGGCCGAACAAATGATGGAGGTATTCGATTCTTCGTATTTTGAATTAAAGTATCTTCAATTCCTTGCAGATCGTTATTTCGCATATTCAAAGAAGTATAAAGTTTTTCCAACCTTACAACTTCTTGCTACAATTATTAAAGAAGACTTAAAAGTAGGAACAGACGTAATTTTGCGTGATCAAATTATCGATTATCTTCAACGTATGAAAGCAAATCCAGATCCAGGCGATTTGCAATTTGTCAAAGATAAGTCATTAGATTTTTGTCGCAAACAAGCTCTTAAAGCTGCGTTAGAAGGCGCAGTCGATCAGATGCAAGCTGAAAAGTATGAATCCATCGTTGAATCTATTAGGAAGGCTGTTCAAGTCGGTACTGCACCATCAGTTGGTCACGATTTCTTCAATGAGATGGATGCAAGATTTACTCGACTAAAACGTGACACAATCCCGACAGGAATACAAGAATTAGATAAAAAAGAATTACTAAATGGTGGTTCTGGAAAAGGTGAACTCCTTTGTGTCGTTGGTGGTTCGGGTTCTGGTAAGTCTCATTGGCTTACGATGATCGGTGCCAACGCCCTCCGGCATGGCAGGAATGTTCTTCACTATACGTTTGAGCTTTCTGAGACAGCAGTAGGAATTCGTTATGATTCTAATCTTTGTGATATGGATTCAAATGAAGTGATGGATCGTAAGGAAGAAGTGAAAAAATTCTATGATGAAACCAAAGGTTTAGGAAGATTATTTATCAAGGAATATCCTACAAATACTGCATCAATCTTCACGATTCGATCACACATTGAAAGGTTGGATTTAAAAGGATTCAAACCTGATATCATCATCATTGATTACGCTGATATTATGAGATCTACTAGACAATTTGATTCATTACGACATGAATTGAAACTTGTTTATGAGGAGTTGCGTGGGGTAGCGATGGAGTATGGTATCCCGATTTGGACTGCATCACAGTCTAATAAGGAAGGTGCTAACGCAGAAGTAATCGACATGACAAATATGTCTGAAGCATACGGTAAGGCAATGATCTGCGATTTCATCATTTCGGTTTCTCGCCGCTCTCATGAGAAAGCTACTGGATGGGGTCGTCTCTATGTTGCCAAAAATCGTGCAGGCCGTGATGGATTGGTTTTCCCGGCAAAAATCAACACGGCAAGAAGCAAGTTTGAAATCGTCGGCACGGCTGACACACTAGAAATAGCAGCCTTATCAGATGATGATGTACAGAAAAGAGCATTACGTGCAAAATGGCGCGAACTAAAGAATGAATTTCCTTCTCAAAAACCGAGCAGCTTAGAAGCTAAAGTTATATAATTAAACTTCCCCAACAAGAGATCCACATGATATACACAAGAGATGAAGCACACAAAGCATCCCTCAAGTACTTTAACAATGATGAACTTGCCGCGTCAGTGTTTGTTTCAAAATATGCTCTACGAAATTCAAAAGATGAACTTCTTGAGTTAACCCCTTCAGATATGCACCGCAGATTAGCCCGTGAGTTTGCTCGTATCGAGGCCAAGTATCCTAACCCTATGTCTGAGAAAGAAATCTTTTGTCTCCTTGCAGATGTAGAACATATTGACATTTCGCAGAGAGCCGTGATGTCTCTTGAAGAACTGGCTAAAGAATCACGTGGCCTTGGACCTATCGTTCCTCAAGGTTCGCCGATGTCTGCAATTGGAAACGACTATAAATTACAATCGTTGTCTAACTGTTTCGTGATCGATTCACCACAAGATTCTTATGGTGGAATTCTATTTGCTGATCAAGAACAGGCTCAAATCATGAAGCGACGAGGCGGCGTTGGTTTCGACATCTCAACAATTCGCCCTAAAGGATTAAGTACAGCAAATGCGGCTGGCACCACAGATGGAATCGGCGTCTTTATGGAAAGATTTTCAAACACTTGCCGTGAGGTCGCGCAAGGCGGAAGACGCGGCGC